CAGACACCATCGACCACCAGAGTGTCGTGAATGCGCTTTATCTTGATTCTAAGGCGTTCTTTTTCAATTGTGATGGTATCCATCGGAAGAGCCACAAACGTCGTCTCTGCGCGAATTTCTTCGATGATGATGGTCGTGTCCACGATCTCCACCTCTGGCGGCTGAATGATGCTCGGGTCTTTGGCGATGGCTCTCTTCAAGTGCCAGTTCGCGGAGCAGGAGGTGAGGGACAAGATGCAGATGGTGGTGATAAGGATCAGCACCTTGATGATGTCGCTGTCAGGGCGTTTAAGCGTATGCAGGCGGTATCTGGAAATAGAGAACCTTGTCATCATCGGGGGCAAATTGGTGCAGGCAAAAGTACACAAGGAAGAGAGACCCATCCTCATACACTTGGTAACAAGGATTCATGCCCTTCAGGGCTTCAGGGTGTCCCCCTTGACGATGTAGATGGTATCGTGGTGGATGACCTTCTCGATGTCGCGCTCAAGGGTGGGGAGGAAGAAGCGCACCTCGATCCATGCGAACATGGCGAAGGCAAGCAGGGCAATAACAAGCCATTGAAGAAGCTCCGCGATGAACTTGCCCTTGTTCACTTGGTGACCTTATCGAAAAATTTGTGATAGAAGGCTTCCACCATCTTCAGCCCTCCGAAGCCAACGATGAAGGCCGTGCCGTATTGGGAAGAGCCTGTAAGATTCAGCCAGTCGATGAGAACAGGGGCGAGGTAGTTGGCCGACATTGTTCCGGTGACAACGCTCAAGAGCTGCTCCTTCAGGTCGCGCTTCTTTTTGATGGTGATGAGTGAGCCAAAAAAGCCGCCTATCATCAGCCCGATGTTGATGCCTATCTCGTCAAGGTCGAACTTCATCTTCTCCGATTGTTGTGATCTTCATTGCAAATTTACGAGGCAAAGCCCGCAGCATCTTGGTGATTGTGTTGCGCGAATTGTACACATCGAGGTGGCCGTCTCCATTGATGTCCTTAAGACCCTCACCCACAAGGATGCAGCCGTGGGTATCTCTGTGATAATTTCCTGCGTGGATTAGTATCTGCGAACGGCTGCCCGTGTCTTGAAGCCAAAACGACTGCCCGAACTTGGGGGAGATGTGCTTGATGACCGGGTAGATGCCGCCCGGGATTCGTGAAATGTTCCGCTCGTTGTTCCTCCACGGCAGCTCGAGGGTCTTGGCGATCTCGATGCCGTTGCGGTCTTCGAGCCGCCCTGTCGTCTGCCACTCGTCCTCCTGCTCCCTGATGAGGTGCAGCCTTATCTCGTCGCTTTTAGCTGCCACTTGTGATTGTGTTCAGTTCGGTCTGCGTGAGGGCGGTGTCCCATAGGGCGAAGACCTTGATTTCGTCGCTGTCGTCGCTGCTCTTTCCTGTGATGCGTATCTCGTCGAAGTAGCTCGCATCGTTCCACTCGGTGATGCTGTGCGTCACGGTCTCTCCGTTCTGGCTCATCAAGATCGTCGGGGTCGCGCTTGCTGCTGTGCCTGCTCCACTCCATGAGACTGCGATCCGTGTCGCGATGTGCGTGCCATCGCTTTCGAAGATCGTCCCATCGGAGGAGACGACCGCGCCCCCCTGCCTAATAGTAAACCCCCTTGAAGAGGTTCTGATGCGGTTGTTGCTGAAGTCGGAGCTCAAGCCTATGTCCACGAAGCCGCTCACGCTGTCCGGCAGCTTGCCCTCGAGCATCAGCGTCCCGGCTGTGCCCGTCAAGATTCCCTTCGTTACGATGTCCGAGAGGGTGAAGGTGGCGGCTGCTGTGCTGTTCTCCACGCGGAAGGATGGGCACGTCTCGGGGTTGCCCGCTGTGCCGTAGTGCAGGGCGGGGACGTTGTTGGCGATGCCTGTCTCCGTCGTGCCGTCGCTCTTCGTGCGTGAGGATGTCGCTGCTCTGGCGAACGTGAAGTCTCCGTCTCCGTCCGTCGGAATTACGCTGTATGCTTTTGCTGATTTGAATGCTGAAGCGACGAGCAACAAGCTCGCGGAGTCGAAAAGGTTCGCCATGTTTTAGAGTTCTTCCTCGGGCGTCCAGTCGTCCGAGAGCTGAACTTCAAAGATAAGATTTGAATCCTCTTGTGGCTCGATTGAGTTGTTCGCAAGGATCGCCCATTTGCTCCCGTCAGGGTGTTGGCGTGGGTTCGCCCAGTTGCTTGTGATGCTCCCCTTGTACGCCTTCGCCTCGTTTACCTTCGCATTATATGCGTTGCACTCTTCTAATGTTCCGATGTACCAACTCATACGATGTCGAAATAAGTGTTAATGTTCCCCTCGATGCCCGTGCCTCCGCCCGTTGTAACTGTGCCTCGGTTGGTGGATTGGTCGGATGCATAAAGTATCAGCTCTTGTTGTGTTCCATCAAAGTAGTATCGTTGACCACCCGAATCTCTGCCCACCTCTAAAGCGAAATTTGCGTCATTCATTGGAGCGACTGCGGTTTGACCCGTTGAGCCTACCCCATCGGCAAACATTTGCAAATTTCCGTCCTCGTCATTTATCATTGACACAAGAACCTGACTGCCGTAATTTGCAGTCGTTACAGCTTCATTGATTCGTGTAGTGCCGTCCGAGGTTGTTCCAATGTATTCACCGACCCCCCCATTTATGCCCCACTGCATATTGGGCGCATAAGATGATTGCATTACTCCCGTGGACACAATAACGGAACTACCCGAAATTGAATTTTTATTGACCGAGAAAACAGAGATGTCCCCAAGCATTCCAGCATCATTCGTACCTCCTAAAGTGAAGTAGTCATTTACCCCATCAAAGTCAATTGCCGCCTTGCCGTTCTCGGTTATCAATGTCCCCCCACTCACAACAAGTGGCTGCTCTGTTGAGGTCGAGTTGGTCGCATTGTTGCCGTTGCCCGTTTGATCGTAGAAGGTTGTGACCGCTCCGTCTGCGGTTGTTTGCGTGACTACAATGTTTTTGAGGTAATACACATCACCATCGGCATCAATGGCTGAAATGTTCCCACCTACTGCACAATGAAAAGAAAGACTACTATTTGCGGAGGGACTCCAATTCTCAATTGTTTCGGATTCCCAACTGCCAACAACACTAAAAGTGTAAGTACCATCCGTCCCTGTTCCCGTCCGAACTACAAGACTATCAATGGTTTGAGCGCTTGGTATGTAGTACTCAAAGGAAACATTGTGAGTATTTGAAAGGTCAAAAGCTCCATTTTTTCTAACACTATGGGTATTTGAGCCATCCGTTAAAACAGATTTGAGCACATCATCTTTTGACGTTGTCCCATCGCTTATACCATCAACACTTGATGCGGTTACTCTTACTTCAGCTAATCCATCAATACCCGATGAAAAGTCAGAGGTGTATGTGTCCACATCCGCATTCACAAAAGTGGTCAGAGCCGTAGTGTCCAAATCTCCGTTAGCATCGAACCCTATGTCTTGCTCGGTGTCATCGCTTGACCTCCGCACCCGTATGGCGTTGAGCGTTTCGGCCTCGGTAAATTGGCGCAATGAATAGTAAGCCGTAACCCCTCCGAAGGCATCGCCGAAGCCGCTGTAGTCAGGCGCGGGTGCGCTGCCTCCAACCGATGCATCTGTCTTCACATAGTCGCCCGCTGTCGCCCCCTCGTTCAACATTGCGCCCCAGAAGAAGACCTCTCCCGTGCCTGCCGATGCTGCGTTCTGAATACTCAAGGTGTGGGTTCTCGCTGTCGCTCCGGTTGTGAAGGTGAAGGAGTATCGGCCGTCGTCTGGGTTGATCCCCCAAGATGTGTCCGCTGTGAATTGTTGCGCCTGCTTGAGAGTTACATTGCGAAGCCTGAAGGCCTTTGTGCCTGTTCTCACTTTCGCGTAGACGCTGAAGGTGTATGTCGTGTTTGCCTCGAGGGCAATCTGCTGCTGAATCCTTGACTGCGGTTCGTCCGTGAAGGTTAGCTTTTCGGCCGTGTCCGTTGCATTGGGAGCGGCCTCGTCTGTGCTATTGGCCGCAACTGAAATAAGGAACTGACTCCAGTCGCGGGTGGTGTTGAGGTCTTCGGAAGCCTTAAGCAAGTTCAACCCAAAGCCGGGAGGGGCTGAATCAATGAAGAGCGTGTTCGCGCTCCAAGCCTTGTCCCCCCACCATGTGGACTTGTAAATCTCTCCCCAGTTGTTGCTGTTTGCCATATCAGTAGACCCAACGATTTGACCTGCGTGAATGATTCGGATGCATCCCATCCTCCTGCGCTGCCGTGTACTCTGGGAAGCGCGTCGGATAGTATTCGAGGTGATCGACGAGCCGCCTCTTGTAGTGGTCGCCCACATCCGTCTGCTTGGTGATCAATGCCTGAAGCTCATCGATGGAGGGCGTGGTCGCGTTCTCGCTCTGATGCCTGAAGACCCCCGCGTTGCTCACCTCGTAGGCGTGGAACTGGTAGAACTCCGCAGCAGCTAAATGGATGAGGCAGGGCTGCACGAAGTCGGTCAGCAGGGTCGAGTAGTTCCCCGCCAATGTGCTGCCGCTGATGTCGCTCTGGAGCTTCTCATATAGCTTCGTCCCGAGGATGGGGAGGATGTGGATGTCCTGCGCCACTTTGATGTGCGGGATGATTTTGTCGGTGTCCACGTTTCCACCTATCAGCGTGTAGCGGATCAAGTCCTCTCTCTGTATAAATAGAACGTCGCTCATCGTCTCCCTTGGTTTGGCATATCAATCGGGCGCGTCTTCGCATCATCGTAGCCTGCGGGGTTCATGTTCTGCACCCCTGCGCTCTTCGCTGCGCCCTCGCTTGTGCGCTTGTAGTTGTCCTCGATGTCTCTGCGCGTTGTTCCCTTCTCGCTTTCGTCCAATGGCTTGACCTTGCCGCCCACTTGCTTGCGCTTGAAGATCATCCTAAACCAACGATGATGACAATTCACTCCACCCTTGAACCGCCAGATGGAATAAGATGACGATCCTTTCGGTGCGAACTCGGAGTTCACTCCTGCGCTGCTCATCTTCTCGATGTCCTCGCGTCGGTAATAAACGCCTTGCTCTGCGTTGGCGACCATGTTCTTGCAAAATGTCCGGCTGTTTTCTTTGGTTCTCTTGGGGTCGTAGCGGTAGCGGATTTTGTAGATGCCCCCGTCGTGGCGGCTCTTCTCCTCTGGGTCGCTGAATCTCTTGAAGAACTTGAAGACCTCCCCGTCTGGTTCGTCGGGGTCGATCACCTCCTCCTCATGGACGAGCTCCCACTCGTCGAGGTCAACCTTGTCGCCCTTGTCCTCGAGGTACTTGAGCCATGCATCCTCCGCTGTCTCGCTAAAGTGAGGGGCTTCGATGGATAGCTGCTCCTTCTCTGGCGTTGCGCTTGTCAGCTTCGCGGGTGTTGCACTCGCTTCCATCATCACGGGAGAAAGGTCTTTGAAGTAGAGCTCAATCTCCTGCCCGTTGTGAGCCATGACGCTCTCGGCTGCTTCTGTCACCAAGTGCCTGAAGGGTTTGATGACGCTGTTCTTGAAAAGCTCATACGCGACCTGTAACTCCTCCGCATTGTTTCCGAGCCCTGTGTTGTCCTTGATGCCCAAAAGCATCGGAGAAGTGATCCTGTGCGCCACCATGACCTTGCGAATGCACTCGTCCGAGAGAAACTGGTACTGATTGTGCGCATCGGATAGCTGCACCGCCTCGATGGTTGCCGCATTGTCTGGGCTGTCGTTGAAGGCGATGATGGCCTTGCCGCTGTTGGATGACCCTCCCCACTTCGCGAGGATGTCGCGCTCAATCTCGAACTGCTCCTCGATGGGTGGCACTCCGTTGTTGAAGTTGATCATCATCGAGGGAGCGAGGCCGTTCTTGATGTTGTTGAGGTGGTAGTTCGCGATCTCTCCTTCCAGTTCTGCGTATTGAAGGCCGCCTTGATAATCGACAGGGCAGAAGTAAACAGAGCCGGGGCTGTAAGACTCCACGCTCAAGATGGCCACGTCGTCGCCTGCTGCCTGATGGCCGAAGGCGGGGAAGGCTTGAGGGGCGAACTTTGGGCTCTTCGCCTTGCTCCAGTCGTTGGAAAAGTAGAAGGTGTCCACCTCGCCCTCGTCGTTCACCTTCGCGGGGCGCAAGTAGTTGCGGGGTATGTGGAACGCTCCGACCACCTGACCCTTGTCGAGGGTGAGCTGAAAGGATGCGTGGCCGAAGAGCTTGAGGTCGTGGCATACACGACGAACATCCTCGGCTTGAAATATCTTGATGAAGTTCACATACGCCTCGAGGCTGCTCCCCTCTGCTGCCTCCATGCCCTCGCCATAGATGAGGTCGCTGATCCCTTGAATCGCTGCGTTATTCGTTGGCGAAGAGTGGAACAGGTCGATGAGGTACTGGTAGAAGTTGTTGTCCTCTCCGTACTCGACCCACGCGTTCTTCGGCTTCTCTGACACCTTCGGGGAGGTGTAGCTCGCGAGCTTTAATATCTTCAAATTGTCACCCATTTCGCTGTATTGTCGAGCGGTTGCTGCGTCATCGGCTGCTTGTCGTAGACGCTGAAGTCCTGAAGGTCGGTGCTGTTTGTGCAGAACACCTTGCCCCGGTAAATCTCATTCAATATCTCCCCGCTGTTCAGATACGAAGTTACGAGTTCATTGGCCTGCCTTCTCGTCTTTGAGGTGTAAGGGTCAACGAGATTTGAAACGCATTGAAAGACGCTCTCCTCCCATCCTTCTGCCGCCTCGAGGTCGTCCATCACCCTCTTGCGGTAGATGGTTGGCTCGTCGAGGGCTGACATGGTAGAAGACAAAGCCCCAGAGGGCAAGCGGAACACCCGGAGGTAGTAGTACAAATTTTCATAAAGGGGGAAGGTTCGGGTGATGCTGACATAGCTGTCGTCTTGTATGCCGTAGCCGATCATCTGAAAGGTCGTGCCACTCTCCTCCTCCTGAAGGTGGAGAAGGTACTGGAGCGCACCAATCGAGCGAGGCGCGAACTTGATGGTCTGCAAGTCTGTCTGCGAGCTTGTCAGGATGTGCATCTGTCCCTTGTGGTTTTCACAAAGTTAAAGCATTCAGAGGCTTGTTGAGTCGCTTGGGGGTGTTGATAAAAAAAGGAGGGCACGAAGCCCTCCTCTTGTCAAACAATAAACCAACACCAACGAGGAGCAGATCAGCTCCATGTGTCGGGGTGCAAGTTACGAATTAGTTCCTTCAGTCACAGTCCCGAAGAGAGCCTCGAAGGTTGATTCAGTCAAAGCGTTGTCCATGAACTTCGGAAGAGTGCGCTCCTGTGCCGTGAAGGTCAAGGTATAGCCTGAGAGGTCGCCCATTGCGTTGCCTGTCACCAGAGTGCCTCCAGTTATCTCGCAGCCGTACTCGTGGCCGACGATCATCCTGTTGTCGTTGTTGTCCACCACGACGATGTGAGGGCGTCCGTGTGCCATGATCGCGAGCTCTGCGTTATCCTCTTGGGAGAGCTTCTTGAAGGTCAGCTCGAGAGTGCTCTCGAAGAAGGTCGTGCCCGTCTCGCGTGAGCTGTTGATGTTCGTGGTCAGGGAGGAAGCGTGGCGCACCTCGTAGACTACCGCATCAACGTCAGCCGTTCCGGCAGCGTCTGCGATGTCAGTCACCTCACCGCTCACCTCTGTCAAGGTCAAGGGCTCGAAGTTGATCAGGTAGATTTTCTTGATCCCACCGACCACATCTTTGCAAGGCTCTTTCCGTCCGAGTGTCAAATTGCAAGCCATTTTCTTTTTGTCTTTTTAGAGTGAAAAAAAAAGGGAGGGATTCAGCCCCTCCCCCTTGAATTGTCTATTCAGTCGCCTGTGTTATGAAGGGTTCACAGAGTTCGTGATGCCGTAGGTGACCACGTCCTCGATGACTCCAACCTGACATCCTGCGGTCATGCGCATGATGACGCGGACGTTCTGCGATCCGTCGAACTGGCTCATGTCGATCAGGCGCACTTCGTTGGCGTCGTTCAGCAGTCCAGTACCGAAGAACAGGTTGCTCTTGGTTGTGGCGATTGCCTTGCCTGAAGCCATACCGGGAGCGAGGCAAAGATCAACGCCCTCGAAGTTCATCGGCTTCGCTCCGACGCTCATCTGGTTGTTGTATCCAGAGCCGGGGCTTGCTGCTGTGGTTGAGGGTGTGCCGTACTCGATGGCCGCGAATCCACCCAACGCTCTCATGTAAGCGCGGGCGATGTTTGGCGCAACGTAGATTTTGAAGTCCGGGCGAGAGTAAACAGCCTCAGGAGTAGCGTCCAAGATGCTGCCCAACTCGTCAACCACGTTTGAAGCGGTGATTGTTGTGCCTGCTACCTCCTGCGCTGCGGGAAGGTTGGCATCAGTTCCAACGATCTGCGCGAAGCCGTCGAAACGCTGATAAGTGCCTGACCCGTCTGTTCCTTGCCAGAGGTGGTACTCAACCTCCTGCGCTACCTTCTCGGCAACGTGAGCGATGAGGAAGTCCTCGAAGCTCGCAGGGAGATCGTGATGAGCAGAGAAGCCCATCTCCAAAGCCTGCCAGTTGTTGTAGAATGAGCTCTTGCAAACCTCGAGGTTCACCTGAAGCTCAAGCGGGGCGATCACGCGCTCCTCCAAAGTGATGGAGCTGCTCGCTGTGAAGTCGCAGGAAGCATCGGCCAACAGCGTGCCAGTAGTGACTTGCTGAAGAACCTCCTGAAACTTGACGTTAGGCATGATTGTGATCTCCTCGTTGGACAGGGTCTGTCCTGAAAGCAGGGCTGCACTTATGTACTTGCCTGCAAACTCACCGGCATATGATACGCCTGAATCTGTGAATGTAGTTGCCATTCGTTTGGGTTTTGGGTTTTAAGTATCTTACTTGTTCATGTGCTTGAGCACGTTGCTCATCGTGGTGTTGCGTGCGCTTGGCTTGAACCAGTCGATGGCGTCGGGGCGAGTGCCTTCAGGCTTCACCTTGATCTTCGCGCTGACCTTCTGGGCAGACGCTTCGACAGCGACCTCCTCGGCCTTCTCTTCAACTTGAGCCTCTTCGGCTGCTACCTCGGGAGTGGCTTCGCTCTCCTCGCTGCTCATCTCTTCCTTCTCCTGCATGGCCTCCATGACCACCTCGCGGACGTATTGGCGCAGCTCTTCGCGGAGCTTGTCCATGTCACCGAGTTCCTCTTCTTTCTCGTCTTCCTTCAGCTCCTCTTCTTTGGGGGCTTCTCCTTCGGCCTCCTCGCTCATCTCTTCCTTCGCCTCCTGCTCGACCTCGGCTTCGCCTTCGGCCTCTTCAGCATCCTCTCCTGTGCCGATGGCGACGATCATGCTGCTGTCGTTCACCTCAACCTTGCGGCCATCCTCGAGCTCGTATGTGCCCTCGGGCATTGGAATCTTCTCCCCGTCTTCTGTAACGATGAAAACAGCCTGACCTTCTTCGAAGCTGTCGGCCTCGATGGTTGTGCCTTCCTTCAGTTCGGCTTGAGCGAGTTCGGTCTTCACCGCCTGCTTCTCGTCAGCATTCAGGGCTGAAAAGATTTTTTGAATAATAGACATAGGTCGAGTTTAATGTCACAAAGGTCAGATAAAAAAAGACCCCTACATTGAGGGGCTTGCTTGAACTTATTGAAAGGGTCTGTGAATTAAGCCCTTGAGGTGGCTCTTCCCATCATTGCCCTCCCTTTGGCTGCTTAATGGTGCGAACATCCATCTTCCTCCTCCTCTCGAGCTCCATGCTGTGGCACTTCATGGCCTCCGTTGGTGCGCAGTCGCAGCCCTTGTGGAAGAGGTGGCAGGCGACAGGGACGCGCTCAACGTCTGTTCTATCGGATCGAGTATAGTCCGTCTGCATCTTCAATGATTCTAAAGTTGTCCACCATGAAGCTCCCGTCCTCGTACACCTCAACCCAAGCCGCGCCCAAGTTCCACTTCGTAAAAGCAAAGGGGCGATACTCTGGAGCGAGTTCGCACAGGCAGCCCGTAGACCAACAGGCGATGGCATCCCCGTTGATGTTGCCCTCTTGGTGCTCGCTCGTCTGATGGTTGTGCCCTGCAAGCACTGATGCCTTCGCCCTCATGAACAGCCCCCGCGCTGCGTTGACTGGGTTGAAGAAGCTCCCCCCAAACTCATGGCCGTGGATGATGTTCAGCTTGCCCGCCTTGATCTGTTGGTTGTCGGGGATGTAGGTGATGCCGTGCTCCTCAAGGTGTAGGAAGTGGGCGAAGCCGAGCGACTGCCCGAACTCCATCTCGAGGGCTTTGGCCATCTCTCCCGCCTTCTCCCACAGGTACAGCTCCCACCGCGCCTCGTGGTTGCCGAGCTTGTAATATATCCGAGCGTCGGGGAACTGCCACCGCAGCCACTCGAGGAACTCACGCCCCGCCTCAATCTCTTCTACGAGGTCGGGCTTGTTACCCTTCTTCAGGAAGCGGCTGATCTTCCAAAAGTCCAAGATGTCGCCATTCATCAGGATGGTGTCCACCTCCTTCTTCTGAAAGTAGTCCAGAGCTGCGCAGATGGCAGCGGGGTCATGGTATGGGATGTGAACGTCAGAGATAATTCCTATCCGCTTGCCCTCAATCTCGAAGGGCTTGTGCCTGCGGGCATGGCTCTCGGGGATGCTCTTGCCCTTTATCTGTGAGCTGCTTCTGTCAGCGGGTGGCGCGTCCATGATCTTGCGCTTCCTTCTCTTCTCTCCTGCCTGCCCTGTGTAGTATCGGATGATGCTGCGCACATTATCCACGTCGTCCTCTGTGAACAGGTCGGGGTTGTCTCTTACGATGATGCGGGCGAGCGTCTTTTTTCCGAGTGGTTCGCTCTTATCGTTGAGGTCGTCGAGGTACTTCTCGATGTACTTCTTGATGAGTTCACCCTCGGGCTTTGATTCGCTGCCTGCCATTGTGTTGGTTTTCACAAATATAAAAAACCAAACACTTAAAAAATTAAGTAGGTGTTATATTACTTCAACCGCGCCTGCTCGGTCTTCGTCCTTGTCTTCATCTTATCGACGAACCACCCCTCGATGCTGAAGCCGCGCACCTTGCCCTCCTTGATGTACTCCTTCCAGACCTCATTGTTGTCGATCTTCATCGATACCATCCAAGTGCCGACGGGGAGGTTCATCTTGTAGAATCGAGACTTGTCGTTCACCTCGTCCTCGATGATCCAAGACTCCACCACGCTGACCCCCTTCAGCCTGTCGCCCTCCTCGTGCTCGAGGTTGGTGCTCCTCTGGTAGCCGTTCTTGAGAAAGCTCTCCGATGCCTTGCGGGTGGTGTCCTTACTGAAGTAGATGTAATATTCATCCCCTCCGTCGTTGCGGTAGATGGGCTTGTTCGGGACGAGTGCCGCGCCTGTCACGATGCGCTTGTCTGCGTCGCTCAAGGTCATGCGCATATACTCGGAGGAGAGGGCGACCCTGCCCTCCTGCTGCTTGGATAAGGCGACGAAGTTCTCCTCGATCGCGGGGTCGTAGACGAGGGAGATCGTGTCCACTCCGGCACGCTTCTCATCCTCCATCATTATCAGCTCGATGATCTTCATGGTGCAAAATTAGTCATTAGCTCCGTAGGTGTCCCCGATGCCTTGGTTCAGGAGGTAGCCCTGACAGCACTCGATCTTGTAGGTGTTGTCTTCGCAGAGGCACGCCCTGCGCCCTCCTCTCTTGCCTGAACGCCCCCATGTGAGGGACTTGTTGCCGATGGGTTTCTGATAGCTCATTTCTTTCTTTTATATCCTCCACGCTCCCCGATCTCTGCCAGTTCGATGCCGAGCTCTTTCAGCTTTGCCGCTGCCCACCGCTTCCCTGCCTTGCCTCCCCAGAGGAGGTAAGAGATAGTGCCGCAGGCTTTGGTGTCGCTCTCGTCGTAGTAGGTTTCGGCTCTGCTCAAATAGGAGTACATCCTTCGGATCGTCTCCTCGGTGATGGGCTTGCCCTGTGCGAGTTGTTGGGCTCTTATCTTCCCGGTCTGCGTCGCGCACTTGTTCTTGACGCGAGCGTTGAGGGCGATGCCCCGCTTGGCGTTGTTGCTTACGGCTTCAGGATAGTCGCTGTAGCTTTCGAGTATTGTCTTCAGTTTTGCTTTCATCCGAAGGAGGCGTTTCGTTCAATTCTTCTGTCGAGTGCTTGGTTGTCTGTCATCTCACCGCTGACCACATAGGCGCGGGTCGGCTTCTTCCCAAACTGGGCGAGCGATCTCGTGGCCTGCGTCATGGCTTCGTTGCCTCCCAAGATGGAGACGTTCGGGAGGGTGGGCGTGGGAGCTCCCCCTCTGCCTGCGCTTGCTCCTCCACCGCCTCCGAATCCGTTGGGGACTGGTGTGCTCAAGATGTTGCGCACCTGTGCGAATCCCGAGGCGAGCGTCAAGCCTGCCGCGATCTGTGGGCCGGGAGGTGGCAGGGGTGTATTCGCGAGGGCGTTGGTGAATGCCTTGTATGTGTCGATGGTTGCGGAGGCGACGGCTGCGGCCTTCCCTGCTGCGCTCTCCTGCCCGAAGAGGTCACCAATGACTTTCAGGCCATCTTGAGCAAGTGAGACCCGCGCGTCTTTCTTCAAGGCCTCCATCTGCTTGGTGCGCTTCAAAGAGTTCTGCTCATATTCTGCGTCGATCTTGTTCTGCTCGTTGATTAAGTCCTGATATGCCTGCGTTCCTTGTTGCCCTGCTGCTGCCATTGCGAGACGTTCCTGACCGATACGATCAAGCCGCTGCATGTGGATGTCGGTCTCGAGCTTCTGCTGACTCTGTAGCTGCTTGAGTTTATTCGTCTCCATCTCTACTGCGGCCTGCGCCTCGATGTTGGCGATCTCCTCCAGAGTGACCTTCCTGCTGCGCTCCAGTTCGAGGCTTTCCTTCTCAAGTGCCACCCTGTTGGTGAGTGCCTCGGAGCGTTGCCCCTCGATGCGCTCGGTGAGGTCAATGAGTTCGAGCTCTGCCTGACGGAGGGCGACCATGTCCTCGTGGAGTCCGGTCATTTCATACTGCGCCCGAGCCGCTGCGATACGAAGGTCGACGGCCTTGCGTTCTGCTTCCTCCTGCTCGCTCAACAGAGCCAACAGGTCGGCATTCGCCTGCTTCCTGTCCTCGATGCTCCTGAACTCGTCGTCCCTTATTTGTCGCAGACGCTCCTCCCTCTTCTGGAAGTCAAGCTGAAGGCGTTGCCGTTCCACCTCTGCGAGCTCTGCGGCCTTGTTCAGCTTGCCGAGTTCGATGGCTTCCTTTGCTGCCTTGCTGATTCGTTGAGGCAGTTCTCCGACGTATTCGTTCACAGCCTCGAGCCCTTCCTTGATTACGTCGATGCCGCCCTCTTCCACTCCGACAAATGCGTCCACCATGTCCGCGCCTGCCTTCTTTGCTGCTATGGCCGCCCCTCCGAAGTCGAAGTTGATGAGCCTCTTGAGAGCTGTGCCAATGTGACCCGCTGCACTGATGACTTGATTGAATCCGTTGACCAAGTAATTTTTAACAGACTCCCCGAAGTTCTTGATGCTTTCGATGGGGTCGGTGAAGACTCCCTTCAGGCCGTCCATGAGCGGTTCGAGGAGTCCAATAAGGTCGTCAAAGAGTATCTTGATGGTCGTGGTCGCAGTCGTGAGGAGGTCGGCTGCCTTCTGATTGCGCTCCATCGCGCTGCCCAGAGCGTCGAACAGCTTCAGGATGATGCCGATGCCCATCGCCTTCATGGCGAGGCCGATCCCCTTGAAGCCCTTGACGAGGCTGTTGGTGCTCTTCTGTGCTTTCTTCTGGCTCTCGGTCAGGTCTTTGATCTGATCCTTGAGCTCCTCCATCTGCTTCTCTGCCGCCTCCGTCCGGGCGATGAGCTCGATGATTACTTCGTTCGCCATGTCATTCTTTTGATAGCCTTCACCGCGCCCCTCCATGTGGTCGGGAGGTAGTGCCTCCCCTTCGCGATGTCGACGTCCTTACTGATTCCCTTGTGCTCCTCCATCTGGAGCAGCTTGATGATTTCCGTGATCATGCTCTCTTTACTATGAATGAAGCGTCCGTTATTGTGAGCGTGGTGCTGCCGCTTGCCACTTTCTTGACTCCTATGCTGATGTAGTCCTCTGCGTAACAATGCAGCAGGCCGACAATCATCACCTCGCTCGACCCGTTCGGCTCGAATGCCACAAAGTTACTCTCGACCCCATTCACAAGGATAGCGAACTGGAGGTCTTTGGTAGTCTCATTTGTGAAGGAAGCGTGAAAAAAGACCTCGGTGATGAAGGTGTCGTTGTGGGTCATGCGCCCCGTGGTGAGGTTCTTCGTGAAGCAGGTGCATTGGTCGAAGGTGCTCGTGTCGTAGCCCGTGATCTCTTGGTAGCTCGTCGTCATGCTGATGGCCTCGTCCGTGTTGATGATCATGTCCAAGACGCGAGGGTTCGCCAGAAAGGTCAAGTGCTGAATCGCCCCCTGCTGTGCGATGCCTCTGCTCCTGCTCTGATATAGTTCGTCGGGCTTGATGAGGTAGTTGCTGCCCACCTTGAGAGCCCCCGCGAGCTTGAGCTCTTGGTTTGTTGGGGTCTGATCCCATGTGAGCGTGCCGTCGTCCGCATAGGTGGGGGTCGCTGTGGCCTTCTGGTCGTAGGTGAACAGGTCGAGCGTCGCCCTGCCCTCCGTCATGTTGTAGCTGATCTTCTCGATCTTGTAGGGGCGCGTCGCGATCTGAATGGTGTCGTTCATCTCAAGGGTGAGCCAGTCCGTCGTGTCGAGGTAGGCGGTCATCTGCACGCGCCTCATCGCAGGGTTGAAGATGCGGTCAAGGTGCGGCCTCCAATACTTCTCGAGGAAGGTGTTCGTCGTGATCGCTCTGCTCGGTGGTGTCTCAATGCTGAAGGCGATCGAGTTGTCCGTTGAAGCCACAGGCTTGTCGTCCCATGTCCTGAAGTAGGGAAAGGAGGTCTGATCCACCACGACAGCCGAATCGTTCACCATCTTCCAAGTGAAGGTGGTCGTCTCATATCCCGCCCAGTAGAAGAGGGACAGCTCCACCTGTATCGGCTCGCCATCCGTGTCCATGTACTTGTATATTTCGAGGTCGGTCGTCCCTATGCGCACCCCTGCCGTGTCCACCTGATTCTCGAGGGTGGTGGGCATGATGACGAAGGGGCTCTCCACCTCGATGCTGTCGGACGTGAAGTCAAACAAGCCCGCGTTCTCGTACTTGACCGCTCCGTAGTCTCGGGCGAAGGCGTTCTTGAAGCTGATGTTCGCGAGGTCTTCGCTCTCCTTGTGCATCAGCTTGACCGATTCGGGGACTTCCTGCTTGTCTATCTTGATGACGGAGGTGTCTATCTTGTCCGACCACTCCTTCGTCGCCCCTGCGTTGAGGTAGTCCGTGAGGGGGCTCATGGTGTAGGCCACCCCGTCGGAGGTGGTCAGCACCGCGTTGAACATCTTGAGCACTCCACCTATGAAGTCGGTGATCTTGACCTCTGGCATCCCGTCCTCCACGAGGATGGTCGCCCCTGTCTTGAAGGTCGGCCAGTTGATGAGGTCATAAACAAGATCGGCTGTGAAGGCGAGCCCCTGCACCTCTGCCACTTGGAACTTGATGACATCGCCCTGCTGCAAGAACATGGTCTCGTATCTCACATTGGCGGGGCTTGTGATAAGGAAGGGAGCGTTCGGTGCGACTGACCCGTTCTTGATTGTTCGGAGGTTAAAGGATCGCCCGGAGGTGATGCTGCTGAAGTCCAGTTTGAACGTATAGTCCCCGACGGTTGCCGCTGTGAACTCGCCCGTCGTGTTGTTAAATCTTACGTCGTTGTCCGTGTTCTCGGTGAAGCCTGCGAGGTCGTTGTAAGATGTCCCCGCTGATATATCCACAGCGAGCTCCGCGTTCACCTCTGCGTCGTAGTTCCCGAGGAACGTGCCGACCTTCTCCATGCCCATCATGTAGAGGTTGTCGTCGTCGATGGATGAGTCGAGCGTGAGGGTCTTGCTGATATGCGTGAAGCACTTGGTCAATATGGTGCTTAATCGCACCGCAGGGCGTAGCTCTGCCGGGTGTATTGCTCCCCCATCTTCAGAAATGCTGTTCTGCGCCATCCCTGCGGTCGAGTAGTTCCATGCTCCCTGCTCTCTGCTTCCGAAGTCAATGATCGGGTAACGTATCTGACCGCTCTCCAGAGTGCCTCCCCACGATGCTGTCACGTTCGTATAGGTCAGCGCGTGGTCGAGGTTCATGTTGATGTCTCGGAGGTAGTCATCCCCCCAGAGGGTGGTGAGCTGCTTGTTCCTTCCGTAGAAGTTCACTTCGTAGCTGTCCGGGATGTTGTTCTTCAGGGTGACATTCATCAGCTCGAGAACGCCCTCGAATATCTGCACGCCCTTGACGTTGATGGATGCCTCTGCCTTGTTGTGTACAGGGTAGGGGTCATCGATGTCGAGGTTGTAAAAGTGCGTGAAGATGCCGTTGTTCGTGTCCGTCGCGGGGATGGTGAAGGGGCGGCTGAAATCCGTCCGCGTTGCTCCGAGGTCGGTCAGGTCTTTGGCCTGCTTGACGAGGGTGATGTCCTCCCCCTTGTACAGGTCAGCGGTGACTCCTCCGATAATTAGCGAGACCCTGCTCATATCGTCACCATATTCTTCAGGTCATTGGCCACCCTGAAGGCGAGGGTGTAGTTGACGAGCTTGTTGTTGATGTGCTTCTGCTTCGCCACGTCTCCGCTCGAGGGGATCAGCGGGGTGATGTTCGTGCCATCGACGAGGAAGACCTTTTCGCTCTGCATCATGTCGGTGATCATCTCCCAGATGCCCTCGGGCTGATATCCCGTGTTGATGGTGATGCTCTCCTGCCCGTTGGCTTCGAAGATTCGCTCCGTGCCTTCGGTCTTGGTGTAGCTCACCGCGAGGGCTGCTGTGGTGAGGTAGCTGTTATTGAACTCCCTCCGCTCGAAGGTCGCGCTGTCCTCCCTTGCCTTGAGCGCGGGGATGTAGTCATAAGCTCCGTATCTATTCAGGAAGCCAATGAAGAACTGCGTGTACCTATCTGCGCAGGCTACCTCCACGCTCATCCTCCGCTGCTCTGTCGCGCCATCTTTAGCCACGATGGTATAAGTGTCATTGTATTGAGTTGCGTAGCTGTAAACGCAGGAAAACGACTCGACCGTCCCGCTGTCTGCGATGATGTCCTGCCTCCTTTTCTCGAGGGTCTGGCCATAGATGTCAGAGCCGAGAAGAACATGAACGAGGCTCTCGGTGGTTTCGGTGGTGTCCTTGCCTGTCATGTCGATCGCGTAGTCGATGCCGTGCTCCCCCTCGATGACGAGGTTGTCGATGGTGGCGGTCAGGAAGGAGGTTGTGAACTGGAGGCTGTTCGGGATGACGAGCCCGTCGATGAAGTTGCTCATCGTTGCCCTTGAGCTGTGGGTTGAGTTCACCCCCTGCGAATACTTGGAGAAGCCGCGAACAGCAAGGCGCGTGCCTGAATCTACTGGCGTGGCCGTGCTGTCGTCGCTTGTGTAGGTTGCCGTCACTTGCACCCACACCGCCCCCGTCGTGTTGTTGTTCACTTGACTGCTGTTCGCATTGAGCAGCGCGTCGGGCTCTTCAAATCCGAGCTGCGACCTGATGAGCTGACTGATGTCGAAGATGCCCACGTTGTTGCTGTCGGGCAGCTTGGTGAGGGTGAAGGTGGCCGTGCCGGGCTTGTCTCCGGGGTTGTCTCCTTCCCAGATGTAGACCTCGAGCTTGTACCTGAAGTTGGTCTCGTTGTATGCGCTGTCGCTGATGTGATAGATCACAGGGCTCAAGGCGTATATCGTGCCTCCGGGCTGTTGGTTGATCGTCATGCTGTCACTTGGTTTCTGATGTCCTCCTCGAAGGCTTCAATAATTTTCTGTTCATACTTGTCACGCGCCTGCTCCTCGGGCTCGCTGAAGAAGTGGGTGGGCTCGATGCCGAACCACTTGATCTTGCGATTCATCAGGAAGGCCATGCTCCTCATATTGCTCTCCGTCTTCTCAATGAACTGCCCGGTCGTCAGGTCGCGGGGCTGTATTCTGCTTGCCTCGATCCAGTCCCTCATCTTCGCGGGCGGGATGCCTCTCCCCTGCGCCACGCCCTTCATGAATGGATAGCGGCCTCGGTCTAAATAGAAGCCATAATCGAGCCCCTTATACTTGACCACGATGCTCTGGCCGTCCTCCTTGAGTTCATAGCCGAGGGACTTCTGAAGCCTGCCCGATGCCTTGAGATCGCGCTGCGCTTTCTTGAACTCGAAGCCTGTCGGCCTGCCGTTCTTCCATGTGGCGCGGACGTTCTTCCGTGTCTGCCGTGCTCCGAGGTTCTGCTTGGCCTTCTTGACCACCCAGTCGCCCATTTCGGTCAGCACCTCCTCGAGCCGTGGAAATTTAGCAGAGGCCATCGGTCGTTGTTGCATTTGGTGCTGTGATGCTGATGGACGCGCTCCATCCTGCGAGGCTGTTCGTCTGCGTCTCGAGGAAGCTCTGGAGCGTCACCCCTCCATCGAGCTGAAGGTTGTCCGCGTGGCGGTCGCCCCTCCTGAACTCATCGAGCCAGATGTGGAAGGTGAGGGCGCAGTCGTTCAAGATGTCCTGCACGTTATCCGTGCCGTGGAAGGAGACAGGCGCGTCCCGCACGTCGTCCTTATTGAAGTCCACCTGATCGAAGATGCTGATGTTGAAGCTCCACGTCGAGGTCGCTCCGTTCATGGTGCAGTTCTCCGGGGTGATGTGGGCGATCGGGTAGATGTTCTGTTTGTTGAGGTCGATGTCCGCGAGGTTGCCGAAGGTGATGGTGTTCACCCTGCTCGTGTTCTCAATCGCCTGCCTGATCTGTCCCGTGATTCGGTAAAAGTTAGCCATGTGCTTGCTTTATTCGTCTTCGTTCGTATTCATCCCGGTCGCTTTCGTAAGCAAGCCAGAACAACGCTCGATGAAGCGGTAGTGATGTGATGGAATCAGCTCTTGTAGGGTCTCCGTCGCATAGTCGATGGATCGCTGCAAACCAGCCCCACTTTTTGAGGAAGTTGTCCCCTCCGATGCCTCCGTCGCTTCGAGGTTCAAATATTTCAGGATATGCATCGACAAATGTGTTCCGATGCGATAAAAAAAAAGCAAGGCTGCGATGGCCGTCCCTGCGCTCATCTTCTTGATGACCTCGCTGTCCCCGTCTGCGTTGTATGGCTCGATGTCGTAGCGGTCGCCCATGCTGCGCACAATGGGGCGGTAAAGGATCGCCATGATCTTGTCAAGGCTCTCCATGTTGTACTGATACTTCTCGAGGTCGATGAACTCCCCGAAGGTGATCTCGTCGAGGTTCGGGTGGAAGCCGTAATCCTTACCGAAGAGGTTGAAAGCCTGCGTGAATTGTGGCTCTTGGTTCAGCACCTCGGTGATCTGGGCGATGATGGCCTCGCGGTCTTTGACCTTCATGTCCATCGCGTCGAGCTCGTTGATGCCGCAGAAGTAGGCGAGGGCTTTCACTTGGATGAACTCCTCCTTCGCGTCGGTGTCGATCGCGCTGAACTTCATGTAAGCCTCGAGGGTGATGT